GTGAAAATTCACAAAAAATTTGATGGTAAGAAGGTTCCAGAAAAGGCAAAGAAAAAATAATGAATGATATATTGATTATACGATTGATTAGTGGTGAAGAAGTTATTGCAGATATGTCATCAGCCGAATCATATGTTACCTTAAAGGCTCCAGCATCTATAATTATTCAAAATGGTCGTGATGGTCGACCATCTATGGGATTAGCAGACTATTTGATGTTTGCAGATAATAAAGAAATTCGAATTTCAACTCAGCATATTTTATTTTCATACGAACCAAATGCAGATATTAGAAATGCGTATAATTCTGCATTTGGTTCTGGAATAGTTGTAGCAAAAACTACAGGAAATATTATTCCTTTTTCAAAATAAGCCTTTACTTTTTGATGTAAATGAAGTATAATATGTTATTGACTTATTGGGAATACTTTGAGAAAATTCTACACATCAGCCATTCTGTGGGGCGATAATGTTCTTGTTCGTGGATACGATGACGACGGAGCATTCTCTAAAAAAATACACTACAAACCTAAATTATTTGTTCCAGCAAAGAACAAGTCAGACGCATCTTGGTCTAGCATCGAAGGTCAACCTCTAGAACCAATAGAGTTTGATTCTGTTACTGAAGCTAAAAACTTCATCGATAATTATAAAAATGTTACCGGATTTCCTATCTATGGATTTTCCAGATACGAATATGCTTGGCTCAATGAAGAATATCGAAATGAAGTTGTATATGATATTGATAGAATTCGAGTCGCTAATATAGATATCGAAGTATATGCGGGAAATGGATTTCCGAATGTAAATTCTGCTAGTGAAGAAATTACTGCAATCACGCTGAAGAAAGATAAAATTTTCTATGTGTTTGGTTGCAATAATTATGAACCAGAACGTCAAGACGTAAAATATATTCATTGTAAGAACGAAAAGCATCTATTAATGTCATTCTTGGATGAATGGGAACGCTATGGAGCACCAGATATTTTGACTGGATGGAATATATCTTTTTTCGATATTCCTTATCTAGTCAATCGTATTCGTAATGTTCTAGATGAAAAAGAATGTAAGCGTCTTTCGCCATGGAAACATATCAATGAGAAGACGACCAAATTCATGGGAAAGGAACATATACTAATAACGATTGTAGGTGTTGCAGTTCTTGATTATCTAGAGATGTATAAGAAGTTCACATATACACAACAAGAATCCTACCGTCTAGATCATATAGCATTCACTGAACTTGGTGAAAAGAAATTAGACTTTCACGAACTAGGTTATGAAACTATTCATGAGTTCTATGAAAACGATTTCACCAATTACATCAATTATAATATTCGAGATGTTGAGCTTGTAGATAAACTAGATGATAAGATGAAACTTATCGAGATGGTTTTAACTCTAGCATATGATGCCAAAGTAAATATGGCAGATACTTTCACACAAGTAAAGATGTGGGATATTATCATTCACAATCATCTATATAAAAAGAATATTGCTATTCCGCTTTCTGGCGGAGGTCACAAGTCTGAACAGTTTATTGGTGCTTATGTTAAGGATCCACAAGTCGGATCGAGCGATTGGGTAATGTCATTCGACTTGAATTCATTGTATCCTCACTTGATCATGCAGTATAATATTTCTCCAGAAACTATGTTGAAAGGTAAGAAGGCAAACATATCTATTGATCACTTCTTGAGTGATAAACCTCTGCCGCTTATTGATGGATATTGTCTTGCACCAAATGGAAGCTATTTTAAAAATGATAAGCAAGGATTCCTTCCTGAAATTATGGAAAGACTTTATGCAGATAGAACGATCTATAAAGAGAAGATGATCGTTTCTCAGAAAAAATATGAAGTAGCAAAAACTCCAGAAGAGAAGAAAAAGTATTCTAAAGAAATATCGCGCTTCAAGAATATCCAACTGGCTAGGAAAGTGCAACTCAACAGCGCATACGGCGCGATTGGTAATCAGTATTTTAGATTCTTTGACATAGATCAAGCAACTGCGATTACGATGGGTGGTCAGTTGGCTATTCGTTGGGCAGAAAATCATTTGAACATCTATATAAATAGATTGTTAAAAACAAATGAAATCGATTATGTTATTGCATCCGACACGGACAGTTTATATATTACTTTTAGTGGGCTTGTGCAGAGCGTTTTTAAAGATAGAGATGATGTTTCAAAAGAAAGAATTGTCGAATTCCTGGATAAGGTCGCTCGCGAGAAATTTGAACCTGTCATTGATGTTATTTACCAGAAACTGGCTAAAAGATGTGGTGCGTTCCAGCAAAAAATGAACATGAAGCGAGAAGTTATCGCTGATAGAGGGATATGGACAGCTAAGAAAAGATATATTCTAAACGTATATGATAGTGAAGGTGTTCGTTACGAAAAGCCTAAACTGAAGATGATGGGAGTTGAAACAGTTAAGTCTTCCACTCCGTCTAGTTGTAGAGTGGCTTTGACTGAGTCTTTGAATATTATTATGAATAATAGCGAAGAACGAATGCAAGAATATATCAAAGAGTTTAAGAAGAAATTTAAAACTCTACCCTTCGAGGATATATCCTTTCCAAGAAGTGTTCAGAATGTTCAATTTTATTCTAAAGAAACGAAAGCTATACCGATTGCAGTTCGTGGTGCGATAACCTTTAATAAGGCTCTCAAAGATTTTAAACTAACAAAAAAATATGAGTCGATTAAAGATGGTGAGAAAATAAAATACTGCTATATGAAGATGCCAAATCCGTTGCATGAGAATATTTTATCTATCGTATCTATTCTTCCCAAAGAATTTAAAATAAGCGCATATGTCGATTATGATTTACAATTTGAGAAGGCATTTCTCGATCCATTGCGATCAATATTAAATGTGATTCGCTGGAAAGAAGAACCAGTCGCATCTCTAGAAAACTTTTTTTAAGGATTAATATGATGACCACCCACGCAATAGTTCCTGCAGAATATCTTTCACTCGACTACGGATTTTCCGCGATTGATGAAAGTGCTATAAGACCGCTCGAACCTACAACAACTACTGATATTGTTCCTTCGCAAGATGTTCAACGTCTTGAAGAAAAAATTGATGCTCTGACTTCGTTGGTATTTAAGTTAGAAGAACGTGGAGATGAAAATATAACAGAAGCACAGTTGAAAGATAAAATTCGAAAACTAGAAGCAATCATTGTTCCGCTTCTGAATAATCTTCTAAAGACCGCGGATAAGGAATATATCCTATGGCCAAATCGAGGACCAGTAGTTCAAAAACAATTGGATGCAGTATTAGCTATCACAAGAGGCTAAATGATTGATAAATTATTATGTGATGAGATACAGAAAAATTCTGAATCAGACTCTGTAGCAGTTTTAATGTCTGGTGGAGTTGATAGTATCTCTTGCGCTTTCTCTGCACATAGATTAGGTAAGAAGGTTCACGTATATACGTTTCATTTAGAAAACGATCCTTCTTATGATGCAATGAAAGCGATTGAAGTCGCGAAGATTATGAATTGGGATTATACTCTAACAGAAGTTCCCACGAAAAATCTAGAGAGCGATTTCATACATCTAGCTACAGATATTGAATGTAAAAAGAAAACTCATTTTGAATGCACATTCCCATTTCTATATGTATATCCAAAGATAAAAGAATCTGAGGTGATTTCCGGAATTGCTGCTGATGGTCACTATGGAGTTTCTAAGAAGGCGTGTATTCATTACAAGACACCAAAATCTAAATTCGACGAATTTCGCGTAGATTATTTTTCGCAAAAGAATCCAGCTGGTCTGATTCAGCAAAAAATTCTAGCTAAACAATATGATAAGAAATTCATTGCGCCTTATCTGGAATCAGATGTAATTGATTTCTTTCGACAGTATGATTGGTATGAATTAAATAAACCATTTCAGAAACATCATGTAGTGAATTCTTTTCCTGAATTTAAAGAAATCGGCAAATTTAAGAAGCACATAAATTTGCAATTAGGATCAAATATAGATAAGTTGTTCGAAAGTCTTTTAGAAAACAATAGAATTAATTTTAAGAAACGAATTCGAATTATGGATATATGTCGTGATTGGAATAAATTAAGTAGAAGTTTATATGAAGCTGAAAATTAATACAGATCGTTCGTTGGCAATTTTTACGGGGATTACACTTTCATTTGTATCCGCGTGGTATGCCATAACTGGATTAGCTGCTATATTTTCTGCATCATTTTGGCCTATTGTTATAATGGGAACTACTCTAGAAATAGGTAAAATTATTACAGCTTCGTATCTGTATAGAAACTGGAGCATCCTACCGCTGCTGATGAAAACATATTTTTCAATTGCAGTTGCTATATTAATGTTCATTACAAGTATCGGGGTTTTTGGTTTTCTTTCTAAAGCACATATAGATCAGAATCTATCTTCGGGTGATGTTCAATCTAAGATCGAAATGATAGATTCTAAGATAGAAAGGGAACGAGGTCGTATAGATACTAATGCGATTGCGCTCAAACAATTAGATTCTGCGGTCAATAAAATAATTTCTGATAAAGATGCAGAACAAGGATTGCGCTATAGAAAGAATCAAGAAAAAGAAAGACTAGCAATAAACAAAGAAATCAAGGATGCACAAAAATCTATTGATGAACTTCAAACAGAAAAGATGCCACTAGCCAAAGAAATAAGAATTGCCGAAAAAGAAGTAGGTCCTATTCGTTATGTAGCAGAATTGATCTACGGAGAATCCAATAAAGAAATATTGGAAAAAGCTGTAAGATTTATGATCATCGCATTAGTTTTAGTATTAGACCCATTGGCTTTATTACTCATAGTTTCCGCCAATATTAATTATTCGCAGAAATCCAAACCAATAGATAGTTCTAATAAATATTCTATGGAAGCTAAGAAGTGGTTCAAGACTAACGCAAACGCTGTAGCAACTGATGGTAAGAATTGGACTGAAATGCAAGACGTAACTGTAACAAAAACAAAAAAATAAGCCTTTACATATCTCGAAATATAGTTTACAATATACTTTATATAAGGATTTTCATATGTCGAAAAACGATTTTATCAAAACAATGATTAAGGACCTAGGCGATGTTGATACACATTTGGCGGACGACGGTTTACATTCCTCAGAATATTCTGGAGCAATTGACACTGGCTCTTATATTCTTAATGCTGCTCTGACCGGAAGTATCTTTGGTGGTGTTCCAAATAATAAGATCACTGCATTCGCAGGTGAAAGTGCTACAGGAAAAACATTCTTCGTTCTAGGGATTGCTAAAAAGTTTCTAGATGATAATAAAGATGCTGCAATTTTCTACTATGATACTGAAGCTGCTGTTACCAAACAAATGATGCTTGATCGCGGAATTGATACAAAGCGAGTCATCATTGTTGAAACTGATACTATTCAGAATTTTAGAACTCATGCAATTAAACTTCTAGATAATTATGCGAAAATCGAAAAAGATAGTCGCCCTCCGATGCTGATGATTCTAGATTCATTTGGTATGTTATCTAGCACAAAAGAAGTTTCTGATTCTACTGAAGGTGTAGAAACAAAAGATATGACTAAAGCCGCTTTGGCTAAAGCAACATTTCGAGTTCTTTCATTGAAACTAGCAAAGATTAATGTTCCATTGATTGTTACAAATCACGTCTATGCTTCTATTGGTTCTTTCTTTCCCACAAATGAAATCTCTGGTGGATCAGGATTGAAATATGCAGCATCACAGATTGTAATGCTCTCGAAGAAAAAAGACAAAGAGGGAACTGAAGTTGTAGGTAATATCATTCACTGTAAGATGCACAAGAGTCGAATGACGAAAGAAAATAAGATGGTTGATGTTAAACTTTCTTATTCTAAAGGTTTAGATCGCTATTATGGATTGTTGGATCTTGCTGAAAAATACGGTATCATTAAGAAGGTTAGCACTCGTTACGAACTTCCTGATGGAACTAAAGTTTTTGGTAAAACAATTAATGATGAACCAGAAAAATACTTTACAAAGGATCTTCTTGATCAATTAGAAGTTGCAGCTGCTCGTGAATTTAAATACGGACAAGAAACTAAGTCCGACGATGAATCAATTGAAACTACACAGAAGAAAGTAAATGAGAATCGAATCGACGATACTGAATCATCTATTGCATGATGATAGTTATGCACGAAAAGTTATTCCCTTCCTTAAAGAAAAGTATTTTGTAGATTCAAGCGAAAGACTCATTTTCAAACAGATTGAGTCTTTCGTTTCAAAATATAATTCACTACCAACAAAAGAAGCCCTTTCAATTGAGTTAAATAATTTAACCGGAGTCGGTGAGTCTGAACATAAGCAATCTT